ATTGTAAGTTCAGCGGAATCAAGTCTCGATTCATGATCGGCGATTGTAAGTTCAGCGGAATCAAGTCTCGATTCATGATCCGAAAGTGTTGAAGTGTGACCGTCTAAAGTCAAACCGTCCGCACTTACATCGCGACCGTCAACATTGCCGTCTTTAATCAAAACACCGTCAACCGTCACACCCACATTCAATGTGGATTCATCAATCAAATCGGTCTTGATTCCCGATGTGAAGTTTTTGATCCCTGCGATTGATTGTGCAACACCGGAAACCACAACTTCATAAAGCGAACTTAAAAAACCGATTTTAAATTTTGAAGCAAGTGTTGAATCGAAAATCACTCCGGCATTCCCCGAAGGTCTTTCGACTGTTATCCCCGCCCCCTCCGCGGACCCATCGGTCCCGTTTTTATTTACAAGAATATTTTGATCTTGAATTTGAAGATCCGTTGATTGAATTGTCGTTGTGGTCCCTTGAACCTCAAGGTTCCCGACAATTGTCACGTCATTGTTGAAAGTTTTATTTCCCGAAAAAGTATTGTTTCCGGTTTCAATTGTATCAAGTCTTGATTCATGATCCACAATTGTAAGTTCAGCGGAATCAAGTCTTGATTCGTGATCGGCGATTGAAGTTTCCGCGGAATCAATTCTTGATTCATGATTTGCGATTGTAATTTCAGCGGAGTCAATACGATTTTCATGATTGGCGATTGTAAGTTCCGCTGCATCTAAATCATCTTGGGTTTGTTTCAATTGAACATCTATCTTCTCGATAGCTTGTTTTCGATTGTCCCCATCCGCGATATAATTATTGCTTGAATAATTATTGATATCAACATCCGATTCATTCGTTGCCCCAACGCCTTCAAAAGCTTTATTGATCGCCTTTTGAGTGTTACCAATATTCGCACCGCTTTCGGCTTCCGTATTCTCAAGCGAAACGATTGCCGTCGTATTTGTTGTCGGTGCAGTTCTCGACATAAAAGAGTTGTTGAATGTCGTTTGGTTTGCGATTTGTCCGTTTACAACTGACATATAAAAGTCCCCTTATTCAATATTTATAATTCTAAAAGTCAAAGCCCCGGTTTCATAGTACCCCGGAAGACTTCGATCAAAATATTCTGAAAGTTCATAAGACGTTCCGCCCATCCCATCTATTGTATTTTCGAGATAAACGCGATCGAATGTGTTGACGTCGTTTTCGTTTTCCATAAATTCAATCGGATTCTTTTCAATTATATAGTCCATAAAATTTTGGACTTCTTCAACTGCATTCGGGTTATTCCTTAAGATCCCCGCCGTCGGTTCGTTTGTGATGAATTTTATATTTCCCCGGATATAACGATCAACACCAAAAGATTGAACGGAAACGGCGTCACCGCTTGCACTTTTTGTGACAACTGCATTGACAAGTTTCTTATTCTTATCTTTTCCCATATAGTCTTGAATCGGAAATTGTGGTCGGTATTCGCTACCCGAACCGGAAGATCCCACAAATGAAGTTTGATTGATAAGATCCGAAGCCGTGAAACCTAAAAGCAAGTAAGGTGAATTCAAAGCCGTTGACCCGGTTGCAAAAAGAAGGCTTGCCGGACCGCTTGAAGTAAGGGTCACGATTCTTGTTGCACGATCAACCGATCCGTCCCAATCAAGGGATGAAGCCGCATTCAAAGCGGCAACAATAGTTTGAACGAATTTTGTCAAAGTATAAGATCCGACCGGAAGTTCCGCGATCTTCTCAACACTTGCCCCATCTTTGAAAGGGATCAAGTTATTGTTTGAATCAATCTTATGCCCATAGTAAAAAACTGAGTGATTTTTAAGTGCCATTTAATTATGCCCCCCTGATAACAAGACCTTGATCCGCGAATTGTTCTTCAAGAATTTTCGCAATCTCAAGTCCCGTTTCTCTTCGGTCTAATACATTCCCATTGATCGTAAGGTTGATCGCCGTCCGTGGTGTTTGTGGTGTTGTATCTTCAGGGGCGATGGCTCTATTTATAGGATTGTTTTCAGACGGGTTATCCGCAACCGATCCGATCCCACCTCCCGCGGTTCCCCCTCCGCCCGATACATCACGGGGACCTGCACCGCCTGAAGCCGATAGCACTCCCCCAATCACGGCAAGTGCGGCACCTGCGGCAATTAACGGCGGTCCATTTGCAAGACCTGCGAACGAATAAGCGATACCCTGAAGGATAAACATCGACCCCATTTGAATCGCCATTTGTCCGAGTGAATTTAAAAGGGCTTTTCCGAAAGCTTGAAGTGCATTCTCCCCTTGTGCGATTGCTTGACCGAAAGCCGCAAAGGCATTTGCCGACGCTTGCCCCACACTTATAAGCATGGAATTCCCCATCGCTCTAAAGCTTTTTGATGCACTAATCGAAGTTTGTTTCGCTTGTTCTTGCATCCCTATAAGTGACTCATTGAATGCTTCACTTATAGATATCGCTTGCGTTTCTCCTTCATAAAAAATATTTTTCTTTTGTTCAGTATAATTAGTTTGAAGCTGAAGCATTCTATTTAAGTGTTCTTGTTCTAAAGCCTCTCTTCCTTGTCGTCGTAAGTTTTCATCATTGACACCGTTCTCCGAATAAAACTTTTCCAATTGCGACTTTTGTTGAACATACGACTCGGCGGCTTGAAGTTTTTGTTGATAATATAAGTTTTCAAGGTTCGCCGAATTTTGTCTTCTTCCGAATTCTTCTTGTGCAAGTTGAACCTCACTTGCCCGAACTTGATTATTAAGTTCTTGGACCTTCATTGCGAGATCTTTTTTTCTTCGAATATATTCTTCCGATTTTGTCGGATCATTTGCCGGATCATTTGCGGCGGCTTTTGCGGCATCCGCGGCGTCTTTCGCCGCTTTCTTTTCCGACTCCGCAACTTGCTTTTGAAAATTTGAAATTGCGGCTTTTGTCTTTGTGATTCTTTCTTGAATATCCTTTTCTTCGCCGAATACCCTTTGAAGCCAATCGACATTTTTAAGACGACGTTGATCATCTTCAAGTTGTTTCGTCAATAAAGAAAGCCCCGTCTTTGCACGCTCAAGACTTTGTGGTGCCGAGTTGGCAAGCTTTAAAAATTCGTTGAAAGTCCCTACCGCTTTTGTGGTTTCTTTTGTTGAATCCGCAATCCACTGACTAAAGCCGTTTGAAACTAAAATCGTAACACCGTCATATAAGTCTTTAAAAGCAACGCCTAGTCGTTGTGTCGCTTCTTCAGCTTTTCCGCCTTCGGCGTTGATATTCTTATATGCAACTTTTGACTTCTCAAGAACGGCATTTAAAAGGGCGGTTTGTTTTTGTTGTTCAGTCAATAAAGGAACAACCGTTCCGATCGATTTTGCATATTCTTTATATACGCGATCGGTGTCGATAAGAAGCCCTAGGGATCTTATTTGTCTTGTTTGACCGCTGAAGATTGCGGCGGTTATTTTCTCGGCGTTTTGAATAACATCCCCGCCGAAAGCAATATATGATTTTCTTGCGACTTCTAAAATCGCAGGCAATGCCTTTGCATTATTTCCAAGCTGAACAAATGTTTCGGAAGCGAATTGAAGAAGTGTGGATTCGTCCACAAGTCCGCGGGTAGCGGATGCAAGTTCTTCCCTTAATACGCTTGAAACAACTTGGGCTTGTGTTGCAAGGGCTTCAAATTTTCGATCAAGTTTAATTTCTTTTTCACCGTCAATCACCACATTGATTGCGGCTTGTGCCGCATTTTTTAAAGCGGTGAAAGCTTGAGTAACTAAAAAATAACCGGAAGCGATGTCCGTGATACTTTTAATTTCGAAGGTGCTTGGAATATTAAAAAAGTTTTGAAGGCTTCCTTCTTGTGCTTTTGCTTGTGCTTCAGCTTGTGCCTTTGATTCTTTTTCAAGTGCCTTGATATATTCTTTATTGTTTGCGTCTTGTTTCTTAAATTGTTCTTCAAAAACCGAAGCCGATTCCCTTGCCGATTTTGTGGCTACTTTTTTCGTATCTTCCACAATTCTTGCGATCGAATCTTTTAAGTCTTGTTCTTGTTTTTGAAAGTGTTCGCCGAAAACTGCGGCGGAAGATTTTGCGGATTTTGCCGCACGTTCATCAATAGCTTTAAAAGAACTTTCAATTGACCCTTCATTTAGTTCGATGTCAAATTGAAGTTTGTTATCGTCCGCCACGTTGTCCCCCTAAATTTTGAATCAAGAAGTTCGCGTCCTTCGATTCCTTCTTGTAAATGTCCCGCGGGTATGCGGCTTGATATAAATGCTTCTCCCGTTCTTTTTGGGCGTGTCCTTTCAACATTGGAAATTGAAACGCCCTTAGAAGTGAAATATGTTCTTGTGCTTCGAGAACATCAATCGCCCGCCATAGTGAATTGAAATCGGCGGCGGGCATTGCCATCACTTCGTTGAAGGAAAGCCCCGGATAAAACCGGAGAACCTTCGCAATCTTTATATCGTCAAAGCCTAGTTTTTTTTTGCACCCACGGCATAGCCGAATAAATCAAGAAGCCCTTTCATTGAAAGTTTATTCACGACATCTTCAGGCAATCCAAGTCCCACAAAGAATTGAACATATATGTCAACCGCGTCCGTGTCTTCGGTTGCTTCTTTAAATTTGCGACCGATGTCTTTTTGTTCAAACGCTGAAGGCTGACGAAACTTGTATTCGTTTCCTTTATATTTCAAACTTAGTTCTTCTTCTACGTATTCAAATCCCATTCAGATTTTCCCTTTTAAAAAGTTCCCGCCGAAGCGGGAACGGTTATTCATTTTTTTTTAATTAAACTAAACTTTGTGAACCATCACCAATACTGAAGTAGTTCACGCGTGAATCAATATTTTCCGCCGGATAAACTTTGAAAGTGATCGGCAATGTGAAAACATTTTCCCCGCTGAATGTAAGACCTTTAAGATTCGGAATCGCCTTGTGGAATGTATAGTCTTCCCCACGGTCACCGTCTAAAAGACGAACCGGGTGAAGGCGAAGTTTTGTTGCATACTTAAACATATTTTCGAAGTTCTTGAATGTCCCCATCCCGAATACCTCAGTCCCGTTATCCGGTGTAAAAGATCCGCCTGACTTAACAAACATTTTTTTCAACTTCTCTTTTGTGGTTTCTTGAAGGTTCAATGTTACTTCGACCGATGAAACACCATTCTTCAATTGGGCGACCGGAGTCGTCCCTTCCGCGTGGCATGTTACGTCAATGAAAGATTCTTCGAAAGCAACTTCGATGTCACCTTCAATGCAACCTAGTTCATCTTCACGATCCCCTTGAACAAGAATCTCAAATCCGAAATTTGTTTTTAAAAGTGCGGCTTTCGCATCGTGTGCCGTCGGTGCATATCCCACAACTGAATGTGATACTTCAACAACATTGTTTGAAGATATTGCCGAGTAAACGCCCGCAACCGCTGAAATCACTGAAGCAAGTTCAGTCGCGATTTCCGCAATAGTGTCAATTGCACCCGCTGAAATATCAACTTCGTGAAGAGTTGCATCCGCAAGCACCGGGGCGGTATCCGTTCCGGTTGTATTGAACCAAAACACATGCTTCGAGATAACACCCGCAAGCGTTGTCGCATACATGTGAAAATATTTTCCTGCAAGTGATGCCTTTGCAATCCCTGCACGAATTGTGATTTTCTCTTTTTGTGCGGTATCAATACCGTAAACGACTTTCATTGCTTCAACTTTAATATTTTCAACACCCATTTTAAAACTCTCCTTTTTAGTTATAGTTTTTTTTTATTTTACATTATCACTTCACAAGTGAATTGTATCTCAAGAATCGCGGCATTGTCATTCGACGGTTCAAAGGGTCTTACATTTACAATCCCCGGCAACACATTTTTAATTTTCGGTTGCGTCAACCTATGCACCGGATTCGTGCATTCTTTTATAATAGCGTCGGCGAAAATCAACGCCGTGTCAATCGCTTCTTTTGGATTGCGGTATCCTTTAAAGAAAACATTCAGCGTCACAAGACAATCAAACGAAAGACATGTGTGTGCCGATCCGGTATAATTAAATGTGTCAAAATTTATGTGCCAACTTTTATCAAGTATTGTCCCCGGAATATTTTCGATATTAAAAGCGTCTTCCCATTCTTTAAGTTCAGGATCAACGGCATTCATTCGACTTTCAAAATACGGGCTTATTGTGTTGAAGCTCATCTAAAATACATCCTTCCCGACCAACTATCGGGCGATCGGTCCACATCTTCCTTCCCATCGCCATTCGTATCGAGTGCAAGAATCGCACGGTTCCGCGATTCGATTTCATGTTTACTATAATAGTCCGCTTTATTCTTGAAGACGTCATCGGTTGCGTTGTTTATCGACATAAAGAAAAGTCTTAAAGTAAGAAACGAAGACCACATTCGAACATCGGAGTTGTCCACAAATGCAAACTTCGTGAATTTTTTCCCGGAGTCGTCGCGATATCCTTGACGGTCCAACCAATCAAGAATCATTTTTTGTGATTTACGGTGAAGATCAAGAAACGATCCGCGACCTTGTGGCAACCATTTCATGATGTCATTTTCGAATCCCATGAGGTCCGAATCATCGCTGAAAAGTGCATCCCCTTCTTTCGTGTAAACTTCAACATATTCGTCAATTGAATTTTCTTCCGTTGCGGTCTTCACCGTCAACGTGACTTTTCTTAAAGCGTACTCAATGGGATATCCTATCAATTGACCGTCTTCTTTAAAACCTAAATGTTGAAGAAGTCCCGATGACTTCATTTTCGGAAAAATTTTCATCGGGACTGAAGGCGTGATTGTGATACGGTTTCTTTCATCAACTGAAAAAGAAACCGTGAAGGACGAAACGACCGTTTCAATTTCGGCTTTGATAGCCGAAAGTAAATCAGTAAGGTTGTATGTCCCCGCCGCGACTTCCGTGTCATACTTCGTTCCGTTTACTTCAAAATAAAGGTTTGAGTTCGTGGCATCAACATCGAACTTATATTCATTGAAAGCGAAATCAAGAAACCACGATTTCGGCAATGAACTAAAAACTTCGACCGCTGAAGCGTCCGCCCCTGCTTTAATTAAAACGGAATTGATCGCACCCGGTGAACCTTTCACAAGAATCGATTTGCTTGCATCGAATCTTGTCAGGTCTTTGACTTGAATTTGTTTTTCAAAATGTAATATTGGAATGATCATCTTCTTTTCTCCCACACACAAACGAAGTCCGGTGACTCATAAAGCATTTGAGGTGTTACGTTTTTATATTGTTTAATTGTATT